GTTTATGACATTGGTGATAATTGTTGGTCAGTTATTGAGATTTCACCAACTGAAAATTGGACAATAAATCTTGATGGAATATCTCCATTTGATGGGACATGTTATGATTGTATATATGGTGAATTTGCAGGATTTACATATAGTGGTTACACTGTGACAGTATGTGGATCAGGTGCAGAAAATGTAGCTTATGCGAATAATTTAAGTGCGCCGGTAATGGTTTCGGGTTCAATTTACCCTGTAATTGAATATGACCAAAATGGAAATGTATTAGATAGTTATTGTGTAACATGGGGAAGTATGATTGGTGGATATGACGGTCCATTGGTAAATAGTGTTTTTGCTACGTTAACGGTACCTCCGGGTATTGTTTTGAACGGAAGCTCTATTGCAAATTGTAATAGTTGTGACTTATATTATATGATGGAAACGACAAGATGTGATGGTGTAATAGATCAATATATGTCACCTATTTGGACGGATAATGACGATGTGGCGGTAAATGACGTTATTACCACAGATTTAGATGATAATGTATGTAGAAGAGTTACAACTAAAACGACATATAAAGCAAAACCATTTTATTTTGAATATACTCAAACAGCACCAATATACATGGATGGATATTTTACAGGAACCAATGCATGTCCTGATTGTATTACCGCTGGAGGTTCTGGTGGAGGGGCGGGTGTTGCGGGTAATGTTGTAAGTATAACCGCAACTATAGGACAGGGAACACCTTTAAATGAATATTGCCAAGATGGTAGTACACCATATAATGCCGGTGTCTCAACTGTAACATTTACTTTTAATGGAACAAGTGGACCTGTAACTCCAGATACAACTGTGGAATATAGTATAAATGGAACGACATATACAACATGGACACCAACAGGCAGTACATTTGTTCAAGATATGTATGCAAGATATAGAAGTAATTGTAGTGGTGGATCAGATGAGATTGATAATATTAGAATTAAAGTAAACAACATTATATTATTAAATTACGATTTAGGAGATTAATAAAACAAAATTAAATAAAGATATTTATAACATATGAGTTTTTTAAACAACGATAACGCACAATACTTATCAGCAAGAATCACCCAAAAAGGTAGAAAGGCAATTGCAAAGGGTGACTTTCAAATAAATTATTTCCAAGTCGGGGATTCTGAATTTGATTACTCAACGGCGTTTTCATCATATACAGGAGGAACTCAACCAAACGAAAAAGTTTTCTCACCGTTTGATAAAGAAACGGGTGTAAAATATCCTTTAAAGTTAAATTCAAGTGATAGTAGTACATATGGAAATCCTGTACAACAATCTACATTATACACTATAAAAAATGAAATGGGACCTGCGGGATTTGTTTCAAATTACATACCAAACAATACAACAATTGAATGTGAAACGTTCACAATTACCTCAGGTTCAATTAATGGAAGTAACACAATAACAATACCAACGTCGGCTAGTGGAAGTTATTTTGCAAGTGGTAGTTATGTTACATTGACGTTAGGTGAATTATATGGTGAAACTGCAACAATACAATCAAGTTTGAATAGTTTCGTTTATAAAGTAACGAATAAATCTGGTAATGTATTAACATTAGATAGAAACTTACCAAATTTAACTGGTTCACTAAGTTTAACAGGAACCGTTATATCTAATGAATGTGAATTGGAGTATTCAATTGAAAGTGAAATTGCTTCAGTATGTTTACCAACACCAATTGACCCATCACAACAATTAAATTCTTGGACATTAAATACAATTTGGACACAACAACCAATTGGAGGAACTACTAGCGATGAAACTTTATCAGGTTATACAAGTAATGTATTTGTATCAACTAAAGAAAGATTAGGATATACGAGTACAGGACAAACATTTGTACCATTTTCGGGATTATCAACTTCAAGTATATCAATACCAGATTTCACTAATGAAAATTACGGAACAAGTTTTGTAAATTCATATGATGAAGTAATTGAATTATTACCATCTGAACAAAGATGTGTTGCAATTATTCATTATTCTGAATTGGGTGATGTTATTAATGATCCAGAAAGATTTTTTAAATATGATGACTATATTAGTACTGGAATTACAAACAATGTAGCCACTGATAATGATGATGAATTAATAACCGATTTAGATTATTTTGAAGTTTATATACCATTTTTATTATATCATAGAAGTACAGGAACAACTATCGGAGCATTATTTACTATGGATTCTATAGACTACTATGTTAAATCAACAAAAAATGCAACTTCTACATTACCATTTAGATATTTGTTAGATGAGACTAATGTTAGAGTAGGTAAAGTATTTTACAATAATAAAATAGTGGTTTTTGACGACCAAGAATTGGTTGCAACATTAGATTACAGAAGTAATAGAAAATATACGTTACCTGCACCAAAAGTGTATGCAACACCAAGCGATACAGTAGGAAATAGTTCAATGTTAAGTACAACAGGTCAAACTGTTTGGTTAACATACATGATGACCTTTACATCAAATCAAACGATTAATGCATTACCTTGTAACTATTTTAATAAAGTTAGATTAGGAGGTACTGAAGACGGATGTTTTCCTGCAATTCCATCACAAATCTCATTTAAATTTGGTGATGAATTTAATTTTTTAAAGACCAGTTTAAACGACGTATCAAACGGACTTGTTGCAAACAAAATATTTGCGTTAATCCAAAGAGTTGAAAATATTACATCTTTACCATCACCAGATGGTTGGAAATATATTGATATCACCTCACAGATTAATGGAGTGTTTACTAAAAATAATTTGTTAGCAACAACATTTACAATTAAATATTCAGATTATTCAGGAGCAACAACCTTCAATTTAGAAACACATATGACAAGTGTTGGTACAGATTATTTAGGTACAACAAGTTCAACAACACAACCTCAATTTGGTGACGAACAACCATTCCCTGGTAGTGTTAGGTTAGTTAGAGCTACCGATATTGAACAAATGAATTTTTTAATTAACCTACCGTCAAACGCATTTGTAACATCACAAAACCCAACGTGTAGTTCATGTACACCGGTTATAACTGAAGTTCAATTGTTAAATGATAATAAAGAACCATTAGTTGTTGCAAAGGCTCCGTTACCGATTAAGAGATTAGGTACTCAAGTTTTATCAGTTAAATTAGATTTCTAATATTTGGGTTAGATATTACTACAAAATATATCCTCTTCACACTTTTCATATATTTATTAGTATGAGAAAAGTATATATATATGGTTTAGTTGATAAATCAAAAAATGAATTAAAATATATTGGTAAAAGTATTAATCCACAATCTCGTTATAGAAAACATTTACAGGACAGTAATAAAAAAATAAGTTATAAAGATAAATGGATATTTTCTTTACTAGAAAATAATAACAAACCAGAATTATTAATAATAGATGAAGTTGATGAATGTAATTGGGAATTTTGGGAAAAACATTATATTTCATATTATAAATCTATTGGTTGTAAATTAACAAATATATCAGAAGGAGGAGAAAATCCACCAAGTGCGTTAGGAAGAAAATGGACACCCGAACAATTAAAAAGAATTTCAGAAAATAATAAGGGAAAAAAAAGATCTGAGGAAACAAAAAAAAATATTTCATTGGCAAAAAAAGGTAAACCAATTCCACATTTAAATAATGGAAAAGAGCGTTCACTTTTACACAGAAAAAATCTATCTTTATCTACGAAGGGTAGAGTTTCACCAAATAAAGGAAGAAAATATGACGAAGAGTATGGTAAAAAAATATCAAATTCCCATTCACATCAAAAAAGAAAAATCATACAGTTAACCTTGGATGGTAAAAAAATAAAAATATGGGAATCAATTTCGGAAGCAAAAAAAGAGTATAAAAATAATCACATTGGTGAATGTTGTTTAGGTAAAATAAAAACAGCGGCCGGATATAAATGGAAATATTATGAATGACAAGTTAATTAAATTAAAAAATACACCTAAAATTTTAGGTCTTGATATCAGTACTAAAGTTATTGGATTTGCCTTATTTGATATATCAGGTTCTAAATTATTAGAACTAACTCATTTTTCCCCTAAAATAAAACCTCAACCTGTAGATAAGATTGAAGAGTTGATTAAAAAAGCGGATGCGTTTAAAAAACATTTAGAGGGTTATAAAGACATGGGAATTCTCCGTGTCGTCATTGAGGAACCTTTATTACAATCAAATAACATTTACACTATCGGAACGTTATTACGTTATAACACTTTAATTTTAAAGAATTGTTACGATGTATTAGGAGTGTTACCAACGTTTATCTCAACGTACAACTCAAGAAAATTTGCATTTCCCGATTTGGTTGGTCCAAATGATAAAGGACGTAATGTTTTATTCGGTGGGTACCCAAAAGATATTGATAAGAAACATGTTATTTGGGAACACGTTAATAGTGTATGTCCCGATGTTAATTGGTTATATGGAAAAACAGGTAACCTTAAAAAAGAGAACTACGATATGGCAGATGCTGCATGTTGTGTTATCGGATATGTAAACATGAACAAACAAACTGCATAAAATGATTATTGGAATAATAGGACAAGGATTTGTTGGTAACGCAATATACCAAAAGTTTAAAAATTATTATAATGTTTTAACATACGATTTAGATGAAACTAAAAGTAATTCATCTGAAACTGATTTAATTGAAAAATCAGAAGTTATATTTGTATGTCTACCAACACCGATGAATCAAGACGGTAGTTGTAATATTGATATTGTTGAAGGAGTAATTAAAAAAATTAACGACACCTCAAAAAATAAAATTGTTGTTATTAAATCAACAATAACGCCTGGTACCACAGATGGATTAAACTCAAAATATGAGAATATTACGATTGCTTTTAATCCTGAATTTTTAACGGAACGTAATGCAATTGATGATTACGAAAATCAAAATAGAATAATATTAGGAGGACCGAGGACTGCGACAACTAAACTAAAACAAGTATTCAGTAAGGTTTTTCCTAAGGCGGAAATCATTAAAACAGATTCAACACATGCTGAAATGGTAAAGTACCTTATTAATACTTTCTTATCGGTTAAAGTATCTTTTGCAAATGAGATATACCAACTATGTGAAAAACTGAATATTGACTACGATAAAGTAGTTGAATACGCAATTCACGATGAAAGATTAGGTCATTCACATTGGTCAGTACCTGGTCATGATGGTGATTATGGTTTTGGAGGTCATTGTTTTCCAAAAGATTTATCTGCGTTAATATCATTATCAAATCAATTAGGTACCTTAAATAATGTTTTAAAATCCACAAATGACACTAATAACACTGTAAGAGTTAATAGGGATTGGGAAAATATGAAAGGTAGGGCGGTAGTATAAAATATTGGGCAACTAATATTTTACTTTTGAAAATAACTTACCTATATTTATTAATAGGACGGGACCTGTAGAAATACAGGTTTGGTTGGAGGGGCGAGAGGTGGTGTTCTCGCCCCAAT